CGTAGACCCGCTGTGAGAGGTTTAAACCCACAACAGAGATACGATGGTGTGTTTGTTGTAACTGCCTACACCCCAGAAGGTAATGGCCCCGCCGCTGCTGATGCCTTAGCTAACACTATCCTAGAGGCTTTTGAAGCAACCACTAAAATCTCCTACTCTGGGGATGAAACAATAACTGTATCTATAGACTACGCTGAAAGACAGCAAGGTTTCTTAGATGCGCCTTGGTACTACGTTCCGATTAATATCGGATGGTACGTCTATAACAATTAGGAGAATACAATATGGCCTTCGCACAAGGTTCTCGTTCCAGCCTATCGTTCATTGTGGAAAGCACATTTGGTACGACTCCCGCTGGTAACTTTACAAACTTACCCTTTAGCACACACTCTTTGAACTTAACCAAGGATCGTGTAGCTGGTACTGATATTCAAGCTGACCGTATGCCCCGTGTTGACCGTCATGGTAACCGTCAAGCTGCTGGTGACATTGTTGCTGACTTACGTGATGCTGACTACGATGCATTCCTAGAATCAGCTATGCTTAACACTTGGTCAAATAACGTACTTAAAGTTGGTACTACACCCAAGTTCTTCTCTATTGAAGACTATGCTGCTGACATCGACCAAGCTCGTTTGTTCACAGGTATGACAGTTTCTACTATGGGTATCTCTCTAGCTCCTAATCAGATGGTAACAGCTACCTACGGTATGGTTGGTAAAGACATGTCCATAAGTGCTACTCAGAAGACACAGGACGCTGCATCAGGTGCTGCTCCATTCGATGCCTACTCAGGTACACTAGAGATTGGTAACGTCAACGGTTCACCCTCTACATCAGCTATCGTAACTGGTATGGACTTTACCTTGACTAACTCCTTCGCACCTACCTTCGTTATTGGTAGTGATAGTGCGCCACAATTAGAAGTCGGTCGTGCAGAAATCGAAGGTACTCTTTCAGCTTACTTTGAGGATGCCTCACTAATCAACCGCTTCTTAAATGAAACAGAAACTGAGCTTGAGGTAACTGTGGGCGATGGTAGCAATACCCTTAAGTTCGCATTCCCACGGGCTAAGATTAACAGTGCAGACGTAGGTGTAGATGGCCCAACTAGCCGTGTCATCTCTATGTCATTCGTAGCACTCTACAACACGACAGACGCAAGTAACTTAGTTATTACTCGCTCTGCATAAGTTCCCTAGCTAGGGTGGGGAGGCATTGGTGTCGGGTCTGATGCTTCCCCTTTAATTACTAACCCGACAATTTTTAACCCCGACGATAAGGAAACTCGACATGGACTTACTAGATTTAACCCCGACCAGCGACACTGTAGATGTCACTATTGTACATCCTACTAGCTTTGATGTCTTGAATAATGATGACGATACACCAATGGTTATCACTGTATATGCACCACACTCTAAGGAGTATAAGGCTGCTGTACATGAGCAAACCAACAAACGCCTGAAGCAAGCACAGAATAAGAAGAAAGTAGAGATTACAGCAGAAGACCTAGAGGACGCTACTTTAGACTTACTTGCTAAAACTACTAAAGGCTGGAAGATTACTTATGGTGGTTCTAAACCTAAGTTCTCTATCACTAAGGCCAAAGAGATTTACGCTGAGGTATTTTGGATAAGAGATCAGATTGAGGAAGCAGTAGCTAACTCTCTGGATTTTACGAAAGCCTGATTGAAGAACTGGTTGACTATGCAGAGCATGAGTTCTCTATAAGTAGACCAGACAAGTCAGGCACATCAGAACGTGAACACTTAGAACAAGTAGAAAGGCAGACTGGACACAGACCAAAAGCATTAGATGGCCCCGACTTCCCATTGCTTATGTCTCATGTTTGGTCTGCCTTTATTGTATTAAACGCAAGTAGAACGATGGGTTTCTCAGGACCAAACCCTATAAGTTATCAAGAAATAAAAACATGGAAGGAGCTTACAGATACACCATTGTCTTCTTGGGAAATAGAAGCAATAAAACGTGTTGATGTAGTCTTTATGGGTACAATGAATGGCTGACTTAGCGGATATTAATGTAAGTATTGAAGTAGATGATACCTCAGTATTGAAAGGTATTGATCGTGTAGCTAGGTTAGAAAAGGGTTACGGTAAACTTGATAGAGCTTTTAATAAGGGTAAGATAACTGCCCAACAATACTCTAAAGGTATCCAACAAGTAGATAGCGCCATAAAAAGAGCGACTACTTCAACAAGAGCTTACGCTGATGCTCAAATGGCGGCTACTAAAGCAAGCAATAGGATGGGGGTTGTTACTCAACAAGCTGGTTATCAAGTGAGTGACTTTATTGTACAGGTACAATCTGGAACCAATGCTTTTGTAGCTTTCGGTCAACAAGCCTCTCAGTTAGTGGGAGTCTTACCACTCATAGCTAGTCCGTTAGGACTTACTGCTGGTGCTGCCGTTGGGCTATCTGCTGCACTAGGTATAGCTATCCCCCTAGTAACGGCTATTGGTGCAGCTATTACTAGGTCTGGCAAGGATGCTGAAGATGCTGCTGAAGGTTTTAAAACTTTTGAAGATGCACTTGAATCCATAACCAAGAAAGCAGATAAACTACAAGAAAAGAGACTTTCCCTTACAACGCAGTTTGACCCTGAGATCTATGAGGCAAGGGTTCAAATGATGCCTATAGTTGATAATATCAATAGGCTAGTGTTGGAGCAAGTAAACCTCTCTGGAAAAGCCTTAGAGCTTAATCAAAACTTGGTTAAATCTGAAGAAGAGAAGCTCCGTGTTCAAACTTTGCAAGTACAAGCTGCTATGAAAAGAATCAGAGAGGATGAAGAGTTCTTTGAAAATCAAGAAAGATTAAAGAAGGTTGAAGAAGACAGAGCTAAAGCTGAAGAGTCTTTTAGGGAACGTGCAAGGAAGGCCCTTAATGAAGAGTTTGAAGCTACTATAGCTGCTAGAAAAGCTATAGCTAAGGCGAGAAAACAAGCAGATGAAAAGAGGGCAAAGAGGGAGAAAAAGGCCCATGAAGTAAGGATGGGTTACATTGCTTTAGAGGCAAGGTCGCAAATGTTATTGGGTACATCACCCATGTTTATAAATAAAGATGCGCTTGCTACAGCAGCTAAGATTTATAAAGATAGAAAAGCTGCTGAAGAGGCTGCTGCAAAAGAGGCTGCTAGGAGACTTAAGGTACTAGAGAGCGAAATAGACCTCACCAGAGAACTAACAGAAGCACAGAAGCAACAAGTAGAAGTAGCTGATGCTGTCTCTGGAGCCTTTGGTGATATGTTTATGAATATGGTAGATGGTACTATGTCAGCTAAAGATGCCTTCAGAGCTATGGCTGCTGATATTATTAGAGAACTATATCGCATCATGGTTGTTGAACAAATGGTTCAATCTCTTAGGGCTGGTATTATGGGATTCTTTTCTCCCGCCTCTGCTTTTGGTACGGGGGGTTCTGTAGCTCCCCCTGTAAGACCGACAGGGGTGTTTGACGGTGGTGGATACACAGGCTCAGGCCCAAGATCAGGTGGCTTAGATGGTAAGGGTGGCTTTATGGCTATGCTACATCCTAGAGAGACTGTTGTAGACCACACTAAAGGTCAGTCAGTAGGTGGCGACACAGTAACAGTGAATCAAACTATCAATGTTTCCACAGGTGTACAACAGACTGTACGTGCTGAGATTAAACAGCTTATGCCACAGATAGCTGACAGCGCTAAGGCTGCTGTAGTAGACGCTAAACGGCGTGGTGGATCATATGGAAGGGCATTCTCGTAATGGCTATTAGTTACCCCTTATCGTTACCTACAAGCATTGGTATAGCTCAGATAGAGCTTAGAGCTATTAATGCTGTAGCTGTCTCAAGATCTCCCTTTACTTTCTCAACTCAAGTTCATGCCTACTCTGGACAGTCTTGGCAAGCAGATGTTACTCTACCTAGTATTCGTAGGGACTTAGCTGAAGATTGGGTAGCTTGGCTTATTTCCCTTAAGGGGCAATTTGGAACTTTCTACTTAGGTGATCCTAATGCTGTAACACCTAGAGGTTCAGCTAGGGACACAGACACAATCCTAGTGAATGGAGCTACATCATCTGGTAACACACTTGCTATTGATAGCGCCCCTGCAAGTCGGACAGGTTACCTTAAAGCTGGTGACTACATGCAAGTAGGTACTGGAACAAGTAGACAACTGTTCAAGGTTCTAGCAGATGCTAATACTAATGGGTCTGGTCAAGCTACAGTAGACATTTGGCCTGATGTTAGAACTAGTATAGCTAACAATGCTGCTGTTACTGTAGAGAACACTAAAGGCATCTTTAGGTTAGCTTCCAACGAGCAAGCGTTTAGCATTAACGAAGCTAGCATCTATGGCATTACGTTTGGCGCGATGGAGGCACTATGACCAGAAACACACCACAAGCCTTACTAAACTTATTAGACGACCCAGAAGTCAAACCGTTCTATGCAGTTGAAATGAATTTTACCAGCGCACCAGTTCGCTTCTGGACGGGATACGGCGACAGGACCATAAACGGCGATACTTACCTTGGCACGGGCAATCTGTTGTCAATCACTGGCCTAGATGAAGTTAATGATCTATCGGCAAAAAGTATTACCTTGCAGTTGTC